AAGGCCTGCCACTGGTCGTGGGTGAACACGGCCAGGCCGTCGGCGTCGACCACACTCAGCGCCAGCAGGACTGGCAAGATGGTGTGCACCGCGCCCTCATCGGTCACGGCGTCACGGCGCAGCGCCACAATGCGCGCCTGCATCTGCATGCGCTCGGAAAGCAGCAGGCCGCGCACCACCACCTCGCCGCCCAAGGCCGGAACGGGCAGGGTTTCCTTGGGCACCGTGGGTGCGGGCACCGTGTCGCGCTTGATGACAGCCATGGCGGTCAGGCGTAGGCGTTGACCGGGCCGGTGAGCTTAAAGCCGACCGGGGTGGTCACCGGGCCGCCAGTGCTGCCGCCGGGCGCCAGGCTGACGGAGGGGTAGCAGTCGAACGTGACTACCGAACCGCTGGCAAAGGTGAGTTTGACGGCGCGCGTGCCCTTGACGCGGTCGGCCTTTTTAAGCTCCACCAGCGCGGCGTCGGCCGGGTCCCACAAACTGCCAAAGGTGTAGGACAACGCAGACTTGACGCCCGGAATCAGCTTGGTGGTGTCGTCGTGAATGGTGGTGATGTCGATGTCACTGGCTTCACCGCCGCTGGCGTTCACGTCCTGGAACGTGGCCGCGGCCGCGCCAAATGTGACCAGCTCGGCGCTGCCGCTGGCAAAGGTCTCAAACAGCGTACTGTCGATGCCGTCCAGGCTGTAGGTGTCGGCGGTGACGCTGGTCACCTTGACCACGGCATTGTCGAGCTCCAGCATGCCCGCCACGCTGAGCTTGACAAAAGAGCCGGTGCTGTAGCCGTGGCCGGTGCAGCTCACCACAGCCGGGTTGGCCTTGGTGATGGCGGTGATGGTGGTGGCGCTGGCCAGCACGGTTTGCACCGCGACGGCGACTTTGGACCAGATGTTGACTTGCATGATGGGGCTTCTTTCTGTTAAAGGATGATGTCGGGTGCAGTGGACTGCACCAGGTAGGAAAAGGTCCAGCTCTGCACGCGCGAGGCCAGCACCCGCTCGGTGCCAGGGTCCACGTCAGGGCGGCTGGCGGTAATGCGCACGCCCTGGCTGCACAAAGCGGCCAGTGCGGTGCTGGCCGCAATCAGCTTTTCAACCGCCAGGCCAAAGCTGCGGGCTGCAGGGATGGCGGTGGTGTTGTGCGCCAGCACGCAATGCACCTGCACGCTCAGCTCGCGTTTCTCGATGCCGGAGATGGTGAACTCTTCAATGGTCTCGCCACTTTCTTGCAGCACAATGGCGGGCAGCGCACTGCCCTGCAGCGGGTCGAAACTGTCGGCATACACCCGCGTGCCAGCCACCGTGGCGCCAGCCGCCAGCAGCGCCTGCAGCGCGTCAATGATTTGCTGTTGCGCGTGGGCCATGTCAGACCTTGCGCAGCAGCAAGCGGCTCACGCCGGTGCCGTCGGGTTCATGCGTCACCACAAGGTAGTCCACAAGGTCGATGGTGGCAGTCTTGCCCACCGGCGACTCGGGCACATCAGCGGTGGCCAGCGTCAGACTGGGCTGCGTGCTGGCTGCACCATAGGCACCGATGTCTCCCAGCGCATAAGCCGCGTCATAAATGGCCGACACGGTCACGCCGTTGAGCGTGACCGAAGTGGCAAATTCTGCGGTGTTCATGAATGCGCTGAAGTCTTCGGCAAACATGGCTTAACGGTTTTGCTTCACACCAACAGCGGTGCAGCTCAGGCTGAACTCGGGCGATGCTGATCCGCCCACGGTTTTGACCACGCGCAGGTAGCGCCGGGCGCTGTCCACGTTGAGCGTGATTTTTTCCAGCGTGGGGGCTTTTGTGCCCGCCTCGGTGACGGTGGTGAACACCGCGCCGGCAATGTCGGCAAAGCTGCTATTGTCTGCGCTGTCCTGCACTTTCACGATCAGCGTGGGGCTGGTGCCGGCCACGTTGACAGCGCTGAGCAGCACGGCGATCTGGCCCACAAAGTCGCGCACATCCACACCCGTGCCGTTGGCTGTGGTCAGGATGTTGGCCATGGGCGCCAGGGCGATGGTTTGCAGGTGGGTGCCAATGTTGTTTTGGTTCATGGTGGTGGTCTCGTTTTGATTTGCGGGTCAACCACCGCACCGGGGCGCGGCGGCTGGGGTCACGCTTAGGCCGTGAGGGCGTCCACCATGCTGGCAAACGACTCGACGTTGCGCACGGCCACGTCCACGTCTTGCAGGGCCACCACGCGGATGGTGCCGGCGGTGCTGCCGGTGTAGGGGTCGACCATCAGGTCCAAACCACCCCACATGCCGATGACCAGGTCGGCAAAGTTGCCGAACAGGATGGCGCTTGCCACGGCGCCGCTGGAGCCTTTGACCAGGTTGCTGGGCACGGCGTTGGTGACGGCGGCACGGTAGCCGTTGAGCGGCATGTTGCCAGCCTCCCACACCGGCTGGCCGGCGCTGGAGAACTTGTCGGTGCCTTTGAGTTTGCCGCGCACCTTGGCGTTGGTCAGGTAGCCCAGGGTGCCGATGTCGGCATTGGCCGCGCTGATGGCGGTTTCCAGCGCAATGACGTTGGCCCAGGTGGGGGCTGCGCCGTTGTCGCCGCCGATGATGCCCGGCGTGACCAGCGTGAGTAGGCCGCTGGGCTGGTTGTCAGCGCCCGTGCCGTTGATGGCTGCTTGCTGGATGGCCAGGCCCAGCACCGTGGCCAGGTCGTTTTGCACCATGGCTTCCACGTCGATGCTCGACTGCAGCAGCAGGCGGCGGCTGATGTCGCTGAAAGCGCCCACGGTCTTGGGTGCCATGGTGACCTGGCCGATGGTTTGGGCCGACTCGGTGGGTGCGCCGTTTTCAGCGACCCAGTAGGCGGTGGCCGCACCGGTTTGCTTGGGGATGGCGATCATGCCGTTGAGGCCGGTCAACATGCGTGCGCCGAGCTGATTGAGCACCATGGCGTTGCGCAGGATGTCGATGAAGCTGCCCGACAGCAGGTCGGTAGCCACCAGGTTGCCGCCACCCGTGGCGCTGCCCACGGTGAGGTCACGCTTTTGCACGTCATACGGCACCATGAAGCCGCGCGATTGTTTGCCGATCTTGGCGCTGGCAGCCTCGCTGCACTCGCGCTCGAAGGCGGCAGCCTTTTGGGCGGCACCGTCGCCGGGGTTGGCCAGGGCGTTGATGGCGCGCAGCACGCTGAAGCGCTTGACCTCGGTGGGGGTCATGCCGATGTCTGCCGTGGGCACGGGCTTGGTGCTGAGCGCCTTGATGGCGATTTGCTGAAATTCTTCGACGGTCTTGCCGTCCTGGATGGCGCGCATGGCCAGGTCAGCACCGCCGGGGATGCCGGTGGCGATGGCGGAGATTTCGGCGGCGTGGTTGCGCTGGGCAACGACTTCAATTTTTTCGGTAGGCATATGAGCTTTCGTTTCAATGGTGGATGGGGTGAGGGTTTTTTCAGCTTCGCCGGCTTCGTCCGCAGTGCCTTCGGTGGCGTCTTCGGAATCTTCGGAGTCGGTCTGCCACACGGTCACTTGCACCGTGAGGTCTTTTTTCTCCAGATCGGCGTCAGCACTGCGGCCAACACCCACGCTGGCGTCAGCGGGCACGCTGACCAATGACACTTCAAAGGGTTCCCAGTCGGTCACGCGGTAGGTTTCCACACCTTCCTTGGTCTCGACGAGGTGCGCTTTGTGGATCATGTAGCCCACCGAGACGTTGCGGCGTATCCCATCCACCACGTCCTGGAAGACCTCCTCTGCGCGTGCGCTCTTTCCAAAGCGCACCACGGCACGGGCCACGCGGTCCGCACCGATTTCGACAGACTCGACAACGCCCACAACGTCGCGTGCGCTGTGGTCGCATAACAAGTTGGCACCGCTGCGCAGCCGGCCTTGGCGCATGGCCGTGGCGGTGCAGTCCAAAATCTCGATGCCCCAGTAGCGCTCGTAGGGCGTCTCGCTGGCAAATGCCAGGGTCGCAGTGCGGGCGGCCACATCAACGGCGGCACGCTCGACCAGGAGGGCGCGCTCGACCTTGCCGGTGGCCAGGTGGCGCTGCAGGTTTGCGGGGATTTGAGTTTTTGCCATGGGGTGTACTTTCAATGGGTTGGTGTCCGGTCTTTAAGGCAAGAAAGCGGACGGTTTAAGCATTTGTTGCGGGAACCGCAGCGGTGGCTTGGGCGCCTGGCGTGGGGTCGTAGGCGGTGAGCTTTACGCCCAGCAGCTTGGCAGCTTCTTGCGCGGCGGCGATGCTGGCGAGGGTGTCGTCCAAGTCGTAGCCCATGGCGCTGGCCAGGTCTTGCGGGGCCATCAGGCCAGCCTTGACGGCCAGTATCTTGGCTTCCATGTCGCCCTTGGGGTCGACCCATTCCCAGCGCCTGGGCTGCCATTCGTGCTTGCTGAATTTGGCAATCTTGGCAGCGGGTAGCGCGCTGCCGTTGGGCATGGTGAGCGCGCCCATGATCAGGCTGGTTTGCAGCCACATCTTGAACACCGGCTCCATGAAAGCGGCAATAAACCACTCCTGGTCAGCGGCCCAGCGGTCGCGCTCTTCCAGGGCGCCACTGCGGATGCTGCTGTAGCTCACGCCTTCGAGGTCGTTGGCCAGGCTGTGGTAGGCCACGCGCCAGCCGCTGGCAATGCGCTGCAGCGTGGTTTTGACGAATGGTCCGAAGACTTCGTTGGGGTACTTGGATTCGTGTGGCGTAAAGCTCACGCCCGTGGGCAGGGTGTCGTAAGTGCCGGGCTGGGTGGGGCTGATAGCCTGACCGGTTTCATCCAGCCCGCCAATGGGGCTTTGGCCGTCGGGGGTGGTGAAAAAGCCGTAATGGTTGGCGCCGTGCTCAGCGGCCAGCAGCGCCGACAGTTTGAAGTTGCCCAGGTGGTGCAGGCTGAGCATGCCCGCGCTCATCCAGGGGATGCCGCGCATTTGCTCGGCACGCTCTACCTTGAAGCGGTGCAGCACCTCACCAATGGGCACGCGCAGGCGCTGGCGGCTGCTTTGCACGCCGTCATTGGGGTGGTGGGCAAACAGGTGCACCGCCACCGGGCGGCGGTAGGCGTCCACCTCGACACCCATGATGATGGCATTGGTGGTTTTGGTGGCGGCCACGTTGCAGGTGGTGTCGATGCGGTCCACGTCGATGATTTGCAGGGCCATGCCGTACTTGTTGCCGGACTCGGAGCCAAGCACGAAGCGGGCTAAAAATTCGCCGTCGCTGGGCAGGCCGCCCACCAGGGTCTCGCACATGTCGCGCAAGGACTGCTGGCCGGTGATGTCGCAGCCGCTGCACCAGTCTTGCCAGCCGGCCTCGATGGCGGCATTGGCCAGCTTGTCTTGCTTTCCGGGGCTGTCTTCCACACGCATCTGCAGGCGGATGCCGCCGGGGCCGATGATGTTGTTTTTGACCATGCCGGCAAACTTGACGGCGTAGTCGTTGTTTTGCAACAGGTCACGGCCCCGACTGCGCAGGCGGTTCAGGTCACTGCGCAGTTCGTGGTTCAGGCTGGCCTCGGTGGCCTGCCAGTCGGCCGTCAGGCGGTCAATGCGGGCGGCGGCAAAGCGGCGTACCTGGGGCGCAGCTGGGGCACCACGCAGCCAATGGGCGGCACGCTGAAAGATGTTTTTTTGCATGGCGTAGATGGGTGGTTAGGGGCCAAAGCGCACCATCACACGGCGCTTGTCGGGCAAGCCACGGGCCACCAGCGCGGCGGCTTCCTCGCGCGCCACCTCGAACTGGTAGCGGTCACGCAGGGTGAGCAGGTCGGGGATGCTCAGGCGCTGCAATTTGCGCCCGGCAATCTCGTACATGGCGGCGCTCAGGTTGGCCGGGTTTTCCAGGTAGGCTTGCACCGCGTCGAGCGCTTTGCGCGCATGGCTGCGGTTGTCCAGTGTGCTGGCCGCAAAGGCCGGCTGCACCACAATGCTGCCGCTTGCCACGGTGAACACCTGGCCGGCCTTGCTGACCTGGGCGCGCCAGGAGTAAGTGCCGGCAGTCCAGGCGGCGGTGGTGGCAGCGTCCACGTTGACCAGGTGCTCATCGTTTGATGCGGTGCTGCTGATACTGATTTTGGCGGTGGCGTTGATCAGCGTGTAGGCCAGTACCCAGCCGTCGCTGGCCAGGTAGTCCGTCAGGCTGATGAGCCAGGTGGCGGTGTCGCCGGCCAGCAGGCTGGCGGGTTCGGTGGTGGGGATTGGTGCTGCCATATTGGGGGGAACTATGGCGGCGTGGGTGTCCGGTATTTAAGGCAAGAAAGCGGACGGTTTCAGGACTTGATGATTTCCCACAGCCGCGTCTTGCCTAGGCCGTAGCGTCGCTCAAGGAGCGGAATGTGCTCGCCGAGCTGCCAGTAATCGCGCTTGATTTTGGCGTTGCGCTCGCTGTTGCCCTCACCCGCGCGCTTGCTGATGTACATGCGATCGCCACCGAACACATTGCGTACCTGCTGACTGGCGTGCTGCGCGATGTGCGCCCTCACCTCAGCGCGGATCTCGGGCGGCGACAGGGCCAGCGCGCAGGCAATGGTGTATTCGATTACGTCTTCACCCACCGGGACGGCTTTCAGCACATCTGGGTTGGGCAATGCGGCGCGGGGGGCTTTGGTGGTGGCTTGGGTGTTTACCATGAGAG